TGTCAGCTATCTCTGAGTTATCTGCTGAATTATACCACTTACCATCATAACAATATGACAGCGTAGTTTGATTACTTGAACTGCCATCAGTAACAACAGCCACAGTACCTGCTTGCGCAGCAAGAGGTAAGCTAAGTTTATCGTAAACTGAAGCAACTGAGTCACCATCTTGTCCATCTTGTCCATCTTGTCCGTCTTCACCTTCTTGTCCTTGTGGTCCTGACGGTCCCTGCGCTCCTTGAATGCCTTGTATTCCTCGTGGTCCGTCAGCTCCTTGAAAGCCTTGTGGGCCTTGTTGTCCTTGTGGTCCTTGTATTTCTCCTATATTACTCCAAGCTCCGTTACCGTCACTCAGCCAACATTCATTAGTATCGGTGGCGAGGTAAATCCCCCCAAGTGCGACACCTGTTGGAAGAGAGGCGTGGTTAGAAACAATACCTAGAAGTACAAGGCTATTAGGGGCCTGACTATTACCGCCAAATAATTGAGAAGGGTCAAATATTGAAGAGGTGTTACCAAATAATTGAGCAGGGTCAAATAATGTAGAGGTACTGCCATCTGCGTGAGTGACGGTAATAGTAGGAGTAGCCATGGTTAATAGTTCATTTTAGCTCCGCTACCAGTAGAGCCTGTGTTAACGGACGAACGTTTAATTGTTAGAGATGATGTACCGCCCTTCTTGGAATTCTTTCGTTTCTTCAAAGCAGCGTTATCAACTTTATCCGCAACCTTGGTAGGAGGTGGAGGTGGAGCAGCTGGTTTAGGTGGGTCAGGAATGTCGGGAGATGAGAGGCACATAATTAACTCTTTGTTAGGATATTTTCGTTTTGGATTTTATTCTGGTTTGCAAGGTATCGAATGACTGACCGCTGACCGTAATAGAACATCAAAGCGTTCTGTCCTGTCGTTGAATCAAAGTCATCCCTTAGTGGGAACACCTCTTCTAACTTATTGATAATACTTTCAGAAATGGGAGGAAAAGTGTTTTCGACCTTCATATTAGTCCACCTCCTTTTCTCTCTCAAGCATCCCTAAACCGATAGCTGAGTACCCGATTAAGTCCTTGAAAATATCCGCAACGGTATCCCCCTTGGAGTTCAAGGAAAGACCTGTCTTACAGAAGGATTTGAGACGCTGCATCTTATCCCCCATACGAACCGACAGCCCAATAAGTGGGTCTACCCCGAACTCAGTGGCTTCATCGAAGTTAGCAAAAGGATTGACGGATGCTGCGCCTCCTGTGTAGTCGTCGTTTTTCTTACGAGTTAACGTAGTAATGTCGTCGAATGTCTCCGATTGGAAGGCAAACCACCACTCCTTATCGTGGAGACGTGCTGCATCTAGGTCTTCCTTAGACTGGTAGATGATTGTCATATCCAACCATTGTGCAATAGCGTGTTCAGCTTTGGCTCCTTTTGAATTCTGCCAGCCGTTCAGCATATACATGTGGGTAGCTCGGGTAAGAAGGGTGATAAGGTCTTTATGAGCTATCTCACGGATACTTAAATCTTCCAAAGGTACGTTACATGTAACCGAAAGCTTACGACTTAAGTCAGCAGGATTGATTACCTCATACCCTAACTCTTTGTGACGTAGGGATGCCTCATCAAAAGCGTCGAAGTTGAAGTTCTCGTGGCCAGTCATGGGACCAGCGATGTAGATTACTTGGTCTCCCAAGTTTATTTCTGGTTGTTCTGTTTTGTAGGTGTCCATAGTTTTACTTTCTGGTTTGTGTAGTCTTTGTTACGTAGGATATAAGCGAGGCGGGCGTTGAGAAGCGCATCCTCTTCGGTTTGTTCTTTACTTTCATAGCTTTTAACAACGCCATCCCAATCCCATCCATGCTTATCGAGAAGCTTGACGGCGGTCTTGGGGCCAACTCCTTTGAGACCAGCGTATCCATCTACCACATCCCCCATAAGGGTTTGTGTCAAATGATTATGGTCGGCCTCTTCCTCGGTCAATGTCCGTAGTTCATCGCGCAGGAAGTTGTACCAAGTAATAGGAAGTGTAGCGAAGTCCTTGTCTCCCGAGATAGCGATAGAGTTCTCAGGGTCGGCGGTGCATCGAATACCAATCAAGTCGTCGGCTTCAATGCCCTCTTCTAAAAGCGAAGGGTGGCGGTCACGTGTCTGCTCAATAATCCCCGAGAGGGCTAAAGGCTTACGCTTGTTGCTTCGGTTCGCTTTGTAGTTGGGGAACAACTCATATCGGAAGTTACGCCTCGGACTGAATACTAACTGGTAGGCATCCGTCTTAAACTTCTTACACAGGGATGTGATGAAGTCATCGAAGTAAGCCAACGCAGCGTTCACATCCGTGTGGAGTGTCCAGACATTGTCGTTCCATTTAGTTTCCACCTCGTTACTGAAGGCGGCACGGTAAGCGAGCATATCGCCATCTATGTATAGTGTTTTCATTTTAGTGTGTTTCTGACCAGTTTTTGCCGACGCTGAATTCACCATCCAACGGGCAATTGAAGCTAAGAACTTTACCAGCCCTAGCAAGAGCATTTACAAAGCAGCGACCGAGAGCATCTGCATGTTCAGGAGCGCAGCTGAATTGAACCTCATCGTGGATATTTCCATGAAGTTCGTAGGGGTGCGAGGCACTAGCCACAAACTCAACAAGAGCTTGCTTCATAACAACTGCACCAGCGGATTGAAGGAGAAGGTTCACAGCAGAGTGAGGACTACGACAAGGCAACTCACGCCCATCAAGGCCTATGAGAATTCCTGTCGCCTCTACCTTCTGCTTAACAGCATCATACAGTTTCTTGATGGAGGGCGTCTTTTGCATAAACGCTTTTTTAAGACGTTTTCCCTCTTTGGCAGAGCCGCCAACAATAGAACCAATCTTGGCATCCCCTGCACCATACAGGAAGGCGTAGATGAATGTTTTAGCATCGTCACGGGTAGGTAAACCTGCTGCCATTTGATTTGCTGTGTGGATGTCTCCCTCAAGAATTGTCTTACCGTACTCTTTGTCCCCGAACATAGCGAGGTAGTGAGCAAGACAACGTAGCTCCAAACCAGAGGCGTCAGCACCTACAAGTACCTTTCCTTCGGGAGCAGTCCAACAAGAACGACACTCCTTGCCATAAGGAGCGCGACCAGCAGGAGTCTGAGCAACGTTGGGGTTTGAGTGCGTGCAACGACCACTAATAGCACCGTTGGTGTTTACCCTCCCGTATATACGTCCATTCTTCTCAAGCTTAAGCCATGCTTGCTTACCCTCAGCCACTTGACCGAGACGCTTGGATACAAGGAGATACTCAAGGAGCTTTAGGGCTGATGGAGTACCGATACTTTTCAGTACAGGCTCATCAATCTTAGGACGCTTACCCTCGAATGCAGCTGGCTTCCATCCTTGTGCCATCAGGCGTTCACATATTTGGTCACGGCTGTTTGGGTTGAAGGGAATCTCCTTGGTACGATTTGGCCCCTTAATGATTTCCTTGGGCTTCCACCCAGCGGCAACGAGTTCCTTCTTGGTCTTCGCTGTATCCCCGTTAGGCGCAACCCACCAGTGACTCTTCATTTCAACAATAGTTGGTCCGAAGACTTTTGCCATTTCCTCCCCAAGCTCTGCACGGCGAACCATTAGGTCAGCTGTAAGCTTCTCAGCTACCTTTAGGTCAAAAGGAAAACCATTGCTCTCCTGCTGTCTTATGATAGTGGCGAAGCGATGCTCAAGGTTAAGCATAGGCAAGGATGGAAGCTTATTAATCAGGTAGTCATAGATACGCTGAGTGACGATGGTGTCCTGCTTACAGTACTCAGCCATAGCGGGAGTAAAGGTTGACCAGTCTTCCGTCTCACCGTGGGTATCTTTGAGTACCCCAATGCGATGCCCCCAAGCTTTAAGGCTGTGGGAACCAATCAGTTTCTTGTCAAACCCTTCACGTAGATGGTCTTGGTTACGGATGTCAGGAGCGATGCACCGAGCCATGACAGCCGTATCCCCTACACAAGGATGCGTAAAACCATACATCTTGCGTAAAGCAGGGTAGTCAAAACCGATTGAGTTATGCCCTATAATGGAATCATGGAGGGAAAGAACTTCCAGACCTTTCTGAATATCCTCCCCTGAATAAACCGTAGTATACCCTTCGCTGTATATAGCCAGACAGTGTACGGTTGTAAGGTCGGACAGGTTAGTCCAATCCTCAATTGCGTTTGTTTCAATATCGAAAAATGCTATTTTATTCATTTGTTTTGCTTGGTATGAGTGTGGTTAAGGGAAGTAAAATTCCCCGTGATGTGTTGTTGTCTCCCCCACGAACATCACGCTTGGTTTTCTTGAAAGGCTCAATGAGTTCTTTAAGCTCTGCAAGCGGGATGAAGATGATAAGGGATTCAACCACGAAGCAGTAGTAATCCGCTTCGGAACGGTCTACGCCAGAGACTTTACCTCTGGACATATACTCAACAAAGACGTTGCCAGTCTTCTTGGCAAGCATATCTTTTTTAATTTCTATCTTTTTATTAGATAGCATCTCTCCTATCTCCTGTTCAGCGAGTTGACCTAACTCAAGGTCGTGTCGAAAGTTCGAGCAGTATTTCATATATTAAAAAGGATTCTCGGTATAATGTTCCTCTGACATTTCGCCAGTTTCGGGGTTGTAGTTAAGAGCACAAGCGATACCTGTTTCTCCAGAAAATCTATTCTTCAACACACGTAGTACCGTCTTGTTGCGGTCTTCAGTGTCTTGTTGGTTACGCTCCAAACCTATGACCATGTCAGATAACTGTGCGATACCAGCAGAGCCACGGAGTTGAGCTAGGGAAGTACATGCACCTTCTTCATGTCCTTTGCCTTCAGGACGCTTCAGATGGCTGACAAGAATAAGGCCTAGCTTGGTCTCTTCAACAAGAGCGCGGAGCTTGGTCATAGTGTTGTCAATCATACGGCGTTCATCACCATCCCCCATACCCGACACCACAATACTAAGGTGGTCGAGTATAAGGTAATCAACATCCAAGACCTTAGTCATATAACGGATGTGACTAATAAGGTTGTCACTGTCGAGTGAACCCCAATGGTCATAAAGGAAGCATTTGCCAGAACCTACGGTAGCCTTGAAAGCTTTATCGTAAGGCTCAGTAGGCGTGAAGTTAGGGTCAAGGTGTAAAAGCTGACCCATTTCAAGCCCAATGATTGAGTTAGCTGTACGCTCAAGAGATTCCTCAAGAGCTACATATCCTACCTTATGGTCTGAGGACTTAAGAATATCGTGGGCTATAACCTTACACACGTGACTCTTACCGATACCAGAGCCAGCGCAGAACGTAACAATCTCACCTTTGCGGATACCGTAAGTAAGACGGTTGAGACCTGCAAAGGGATAATCAATTGCTGTGAAGTTCTTAGGTGTGGTCAGTCTTTCGTATAGGTCAATTCCGTCAACGATGTCGTCGGGCTTCCAAGGTTTAGCATCCCACATGGCCTTAACGATTTCAGACCCTCGGTTAGCCAAGAGCATTTCATTAGGGTCTTTCATAGGAAGGCGAGCAATCTTGGTCTTACCAGCAGGTAGGAGGTGGCACACTTCTTCAGCGGCTTTACGTCCTTGCTCGTCTTCATCAAACATAAGAACAACCTCTTCAAAGGAGTCGAGCCATTCAAAGTTCTTCTTAAAGACAGTCTTTGCTGACTGCGCTCCTGTAGGAAGAGAGACGACAGGCCACTTGTTTTCCTGCATTTGGCTTACAGTAAGAGCGTCAATCTCTCCCTCTGTGATAACAACCTTACGACCACCGTTAGGCCACAGGTGCTGCCCAAAGAAAAAGGTAGGCTTTCCTTCACAGGAAAAGCTCTTGTCTTGGAAGCGATACTTCTGAGCAATAACGTTGCCCGATAAGTCGCGGTAGTTAGCTATATGGCAGTGCTGCTGCCTGCGTAGTCCTACTCCATACCCAAACTTACGGCACGTATCCTCGTTGATTTTACGTGCTGTGATGGCCTGATAAGTACACGCCTCAAAGGAAACCCCCGAAGGAGTTTTTGAAACTTTAGGAGTACCGCCGTTTGGGGAGAAGATACCGCAGGAGTAGCACTTGGTGCTTCCGTCGGTGTTGATAGTAAGTGCGTCTGTGCTGTCGCAGTCTGGGCAAGGTTGGTGTGTTTGTGCGGGTGTTAAGTTATCCATTCTTCTGGTATTGTCTTGTGAGACCACAGGAAGCCGTGCTTGTCGCACCACTCCGCATATGTGGTCTTGCTCTTTTTGTTTAGTGTATTGTGTGCGTTCTGAAAGCAAAATCGTATGTCCAACTCGGGGTTACATTCGCGTACCCTCAGGTGTTTCGTTCGGTCGGCTGGTAGCCAGTAACCCTTGGCTTCAATAATCACCCCGTTGGGGAGGACGAAGTCAGGGGTGTAAACACACTCTCGTGTGTATTTTAGTTTCACCGTCTCGTAGTCGAAGGGAGCCCCCACCCCTTTCAGGGTGAGAGCAAGTCTTTCTTCAAATCGAGAACGGTACTTAGAAGTTGATACCCGCTGATTGCGTGGTTTCTTCTTCTTGGAACGCTGTATCCAAGGATTCGCCATTGTTAATATAGCCGTTTTCTTCTTCGGTGAATCCGTAGGAAGAACCGCTGCCGTTATTGTATTCGATTAAGTCAAGGAGTTGGACAGCCTTCAATCGCAGAGTATAGCCAAAGCCCTGCAAGTCGGTGTACCAAGTGTAAACCTCGACACTTAGTTTGAGTGTGGAGCCACTTCCGATAGGAGGTGACTCAGGAAGCTTCGAGCCTTTCGAGTCAAAGACTGGAATGGTGAAGGTCAGCAAACCTTTCTTGGTCTGCCTTTGTGCTACTTGTTTAGCATAGATTTCAAAATCCCCGTCGGGAGTGACACGAATAGGGGTTGAAGAAGACTTCTTAAGCTTCTTACCTTTTACGCGGCACTCGGCTTCATACTCTCGCTCAACAACTTCAGTCACCTGCTTGACGAAGGCGTTGAAGGAAGCTTCGTCCACATGCAATTTGCACGAGTAGACTCCATCTTCGTTGAACTTAGTGTCAGGATTGTCGATACGTGGGTACACTGCTGTACCTTTTGGTGTTGTCAGTACTTTACTCATTATTATCTCTTTGTGTTTTGGTTTTTGTTATATCTCGGTTAGGAGAAGAAATATGGACTACGCAGCACTTCACGAAGGTCTGCCTCGCCGTATTCAGGTGTGTTTGGAAATTCGATATCTGGATGACTGTCCTTTAGGTTTTGTGAGAGGATGGCTAACTGGTCAACCTTAAAAACAGAAAAATATTGTTCTCTGAGAATACGACTGAGCGTGTCACAGTTAGAAGCGTGAGTTCCGTAGCTGTCGTGAATCATAGCAAAGTCGTAGATACCCTGCTTGTTACACTCGACGACCGTCTTGGTAAGACATGCAGCGTCTAGACTGTGAACATAGTTTGGACTGATACCCTGCTTCTGTCGGCGGGGAGAAATATCGTCCGTATCTTTATACCATTTGATATATGTACCTGCTCCATTGATATTAGTACGGACGTTTTGTGCTGTGGTCTTTTTATACGATTGCAGAACAGGGAAGCCTGAAGGAGAAGTCCAACTTACAGGCCTCCCTTTGTCTGCAAGAGCTTTTGCGCAGGACTGCAACCATTCCATGCATTCCTTTGGCTTCTCTAATACTTCATTAATAGAAGCCCACGTTAGCTTACTGAGATAACCAGTGACTTTGTAGCGTTCATCCTCACTGAACGGGTTGGCGCATCTGGTTTTACGCAGGGTGTCTTGATACCACTCGTCAACATAGTCTCTACAACTATAAAACGTGCCGCCATAAGGCCACACCATTGTAGGACGTTTTGCGAGCTTGCGGTCAATACCGAATTGGAGCCAATTAGCTGCGTAGGGGTGGTTTTTTTCTTTGTCTGCTTCCAGCTTCTCTATAACGAGGTCGGAAACAACTCGGTAAATATCTTGAGGTTCCTTAGAAACCATAACGTTTGTAGCCTTAGCCCCATATTCGTCCCGCATAAGCATGGAAAGAATTTGAAGACCGTTGTTACTCGCGTCGAGGTTGACTGGAAGATGGCTAACAAGCTTACCTGTTTTCTTATACTGTCCCCACTCATTGCACCAAGCAAGGAACTGGAAGGGCTCGTCAGCGTCCATCCACTGTAAGTTGGTAGTAGGACTCTCGTGGATTGCTATCGCCGTCTCAGCGAAATCCTCAGCCCACTCCACGCGTTTATCGAGGGTAAGCTTGTCGTTACCATAAGTGTTAGCTCCTTGAATAGCCAACCAACTTGCATCCGTTTCGTTTCTTATCTTCTCACCACGGTGGAACTGAAGAAGACCACGACTGATGTCAGGACCTTGGATAGAAAGGAAGGCAGGGATATTGTATAGGCGACCTCTGAAGTCAACGTGTGAGGGATAAAAGAAGCGTTTATCACTCAGCTTCTTGGCTACATACAAAATCTTACTTACAAGCAGACGGCGGCTGGTGTTAGATAACCTATTGTTATACACCTTTGCCGCCATCCGCCGCCAGAGAGTGTTGGACTCTTTGTTTTCTTTAAAGTCATAGGGAACGGGAGGAAGCTCTTCCTGCTCACGCGAGGGAAGACCATCCACTATGACATTATTTTCCCAACACCACTCCATCACTTTGAGAACAACAGGGTTTATAGTCCAAGGGGTTTGCTGGACTAGGTTTGTTGCCTCCATTGGTTCAGGAAGAGAACCCTCGATAGACCGAAGGTAATCCATATTGTTCGTTTTAATAAAAGGTACTTTAGGGAGGTAAGTTTGTTCACGGTCATAACCTCCATCCCATATATTTGTCCAACAAGCAGGAAGCTCTACGGTGGGCAACCAGAAGGGTTCAATAAACTCTCGATGGTCATTGAATTCCTCAATCCATTGGAGGGTTTCAGACGTAGCGTTAACGTAACGGGTAGGACGTTTACGTCTCTTCTCAAGGATATAAGTATACTCAATTAGATTTGTGGATACCCTAACAAGCTCCGTCATCTGGAGGCCAAGGTTAAGTTTATCTCTGTGGCTCCAAGGCTCCCAAGAATCCATTAAACCTTTTTCCACTTCGTGCTTCATGGACGAACGAACGTGGCGTACCTTGGCGGCTGTTCCTTTGCGGCGTACAGCGCCTAGAATAATTCCTTTACCTTTAGTTTCGTTGTTCTCTACAAGAAACCTACAACGAAGCTCATCCTCTACACGTGCGCCGAGAAAGACGGCTATGGATGATAGTGGTTTCTTTTGAGTGATGGAATCTAAAAGTACTTTAATACTTAGATAGCTTAGAATCTTTGGGGCTAACTCTTGAACATCCTTTTGGAATCGGGCTTTGTTGGATATAGATTCGATGCTTCCTTGCCAGTCAGTTATGGCAGTATTTAAAGCGGGAAGCCCTGCCCTCATAAGGCGTTGACCATAAGGCGTTTGGAGTTCTGCCTCGCGTGCCTTCGCAGACTCTACCTTAGCGCGGTATCGACCTGCGCCTAGAGTTGTCATGTCTTCGTTTAGTTCTGCTTGTGTGAGTGTGTTCATGTGAAATATTTTGTCACTGATTTGTCACTGAACAATAAAAAAGTATGTCAGCAACGGATATGTATTTGAATTTATTGTAATAAAAACAGTTATTTATAGTATTTAATAAATTTCAGGGGACTGTAACTCCCTCGCGGAGACGCACGCCTGGTTCGATTCCAGGGTCGCCCACCACTTATCTTGTTGAAATAAAAAGATTTTTTTTGAAATAACAAATTTTACAGTTTTAAAGTTATTTGTCACGGATAAACGGTTATGACGTAGTTTGTCACCCAATTGTCACTGGTCAACTCCAGAAATCGTCTTCGAGTCGGGCTATTTTAAGCTTTAGCTCTTCAACCTCTTTCTTAAGATTCTCATTTTGCTCTGTTAAAGCATCACAGGCTGCTGTCATAGCGTTGAGTCCTCGTACAAGTACGCTCTCGGTGTCTGGTTTGAATAGTGGTCGGTTCATGTTCTTTGTTTATATGTTAGTTTAGTCATATCGCTTACATTAGGTTCTTACCTTATTTATGCGTATATGTGTAGTTGACGCTGTGTGTATTGAGGTTGAT